AAATTTAATGTGTTTTATACAGTAGATCAAATCAAAGCACACAGAAGAATGATTGGATGTGTTGCAGACAGGCCTGGAAGAAAAACTGAAGAACCAAAAGAATCAGAAAAGAAATCAATAGAAGATTTACAAGATAAATACGAATCTGATCCTGATGAAGAAATGACAGAGGATTATGAAGAATGAAAACAAACATAGGAGAGGCCTTATTAATATTAGGATGCATTTATTTTATTCTAAATTCTGGAATAAGATGGTGGGGGATTCTAGGATTGATTATCTTAATTGGTTTTGCACTAGCTACGTGGGAATTTGTGCATTATCCAAAAGAATTAAAAGATCTTACAATAGCAAACTTAGATAATGTAAGAGTTAGAACAGAACTAATGAAAGCTCAAATTAAATTTTATGTAGCTCAGACTTATTATTACATGGCCTTGAGAGGAAGGATAACACATGGAAATTGAAAATATCCCAATATCAGAAATAATTCCTTATGAGAGGAATCCGCGAAAGAATGAAAAAGCAGTGGAAATAGTTGCAAAATCAATTAAGGAATTTGGATTTCAAAATCCAATAATTGTAGATAAAAACAACGAAATAATCGCAGGCCACACCAGACTAAAAGCAGCACTCAAACTAAAGATGACTAGTGTACCTGCAATAAGGGCAGAAAAACTAACAAATGAACAAGTAAAAGCATTCAGAATTATGGACAACAGATCAATAGAATACTTTTATTGGAATATTGATTTGCTGAAAGGAGAATTAGAAGATTTAAAAAAAGTTAATTACAATTTAGATTTAACAGGATTCAGTGGAGCAGAGATTGATTGGTTATTAGGATTAGATGATGAAGAAAGAAAAAAGTCCAAACAAGCAAAGTATCAAATAAGCATAGGGGATATTTTTCAGTGTGGAGATCATAAAGTAATGTGCGCGGATGCAACAGACCAGCTAGCAATGGACAAAATAATGAGTGGAGAAAAAATAAAACTCTGCATAACCAGTCCGCCTTATAATATGAAAGGGGATCTGTATGAGAAATATGAAGATGACCTGGACAGTAAAGCATATATTGAACTTAATATCAAGGCAGTGAAGAATCTTATAAGACACTTAGAAGGGTATATTTTCTGGAATCTGAGTTATAACGTAAATAGTAGATGGGAATTTATTGAAATATTCCATCAAATTATCACACAGACTGATTTAAAGTTCCTGGAAAACATAATTTGGGATAAGGGGCATGGTATGCCAATTCATTCTCAAAAAGCTCTTACAAGGCAATATGAGAACGTTTTAGTGGCTGGCCTTGGTGAAACTATGCAAAAAGAGATTTCTTATTCATTTTTGGGGTCTAATGTGGACAAAGTAGTATTCAACAAACAAGGTCAAAAAGCTCTCACTAATTATTGGCGCATTGATACAAAGAAGACTCAAACAGAAGAACATAGAGCAGCCTTTCCAATTGAACTCCCAACAAAAGCAATAAGGATTTTAACAAATGAGGGAGACATAGTTTTGGATTGTTTTGGGGGGACAGGCACAACTTTAATTGCAGCAGAAAATACTAAAAGAAAAGCAAGAATAATTGAATTAGATCCTTGGTATTGTTCATTTATTATTGAAAGATGGGAGGAAAATACTAGTAAAACAACCAAAAAACTATGAAAATGCCACAAAATACAACAAAAAAGGTGCCTTTGAAAGAAAAACAGAAATCTTTTATAGAGGCTTATATTAAACACATGGGAAATATTTCGCAGGCGTGTGAAGATGTCGGAGTAGATAGAAGCACTTATTATAGATGGATGAAAAAACCAAGATTCAAAATAATATTTAACATGGCTTTAGAGCAGCACAATGATTTAATATTTCAGAGGATCTTAAATTTGGCTCTTAAAGAAGACAAGGATATGCTTAAATTCTGGGCTAAAACACAAATGAGGCACAGAGGTTTTGTTGAAAAACAAGAAATTGAACAAGTAGGAGGAGAGGTTAAAATAGATGTAAAAATTTCTGACGAGATTAAAAAATTATTTGAAGAGCAAGCTTAATAAACTATAATCTCTTAATATGATTATGACCCTTATTTGTATAAAGTGTGGAAAAGAAAAGAGAATTAATCTGTTTGTTAAGGATTCTGGAAAAAAGAAAGGATATAGGCCTGTTTGTAAGAGTTGTAGAAATATTTATTTAAAAGATTGGAACAAAAAAAACAAAGAAAAAATAATTGAAAGAAATAAAAGATATGCTAAAAAAAATCCCAAAAAGAAAAAACAATCATCCAAAAAATACTATGACAAAATAAAATTAGATAAGAAAAAAGTGAAAAAAAGATTGGAGTGTTCAAGAAGATGGAGCAGAACTAAAAAAGGAAAAATATTAAGAAGAATCACAGAAAATAAACGAAGAAAATGGGCAAGGGAAACTGATGACGGAACAATTAATTATGAAATCATTCAAGAATTATTAAAAAAACAAAATTTTAAATCTGCTATTTCGGAAGAAAGCATAAAAGAAGAGTTTCATATAGATCACATTATTCCATTATGTAAAGGTGGAAAAAATACAATTTCTAATATTCAATTACTAACTCCAAAAGAAAATTTAAAAAAAGGATTAAAATGACATTTGAATTAACCGCAAAACAAGCATTGGCATATCTTTATTTACAAGATAAAAAAACAACCGAACTTGGTTTTGGAGGGGGAGCAGGAGGAGGAAAATCGATTCTTGGTTGTTTTTGGATTCTTAAGCAAGCTTTGGATTATCCAGGAACTGCATGGTTAATTGGACGTAGAGAATTAACTAATCTAAAAAAGACCACTCTTATTTCTTTTTTTGAGATATTACAATTACTTAAAATAAAGCCATCAAATATTTTCACTATAAACCAACAAACAAATATAATTAATTTTCATGATGGAAGCCGTATTTTTTTAATGGATATGTCAAAACAACCAAGCGATCCTCTTTATACACGATTTGGAGGATTAGAATTAACTGGAGCTTTTGTAGATGAATCAAACGAAAATGAAGAATTATCAATAACAATTTTAAAAACAAGAATTGGAAGAAAACTTAACAAAGAATATAATCTCCTTCCAAAGATTTTAGAAACATTTAATCCTCAAAAGAACCACATCTATTATAGATATTACAAACCTTGGCGAGATAATGAATTGCCAGAAAATAGGATTTTTATAAAATCATTAGCAATAGATAATTATTATTTAGATAAGAATTACATTAATCAATTAAAAAATGCAGACAAAATAACAAAAGAAAGACTTCTTTACGGCAATTTTGAATATGATGATGATCCATCTAAATTATTTGAGTATGATGCTATCCTGGACTTATTTACAAATGAAGCAGAAAGAGGCAAACCATTTTGTACAGTGGATGTTGCTGGGAGAGGCAGAGATAGAACTATCATAATGATTTGGGATGGACTATTCATTAAAAAAATATATAATTTAGATAATATTACTTTCAAAGAATTAGATGACATTTTAACAAAACATAAAATCCCTAGAAGCAAATGTGCAATTGATGAAGATGGGGTAGGCTTTGGATATGTAAAGAATATGTCTGGAGTGAAAGGATTCATAAATAACTCAAGACCATTCCAAAAAAAGAAGGAATCAGAAAGAGATAGAGTTCTACATAACTATGCAAATCTTAAAGCTCAGTGCTGGTTTGAACTAAGCAATTATGTTAATTCAGGATTGATTGGAATTTATAGAGATGTAGATGTAAACACAAAAAGAATGTTGCTTGAAGATTTGGAGCAAATAAAACAAAAGGATCCTGGAAAAGATCAGCCACTTAGAATTTTAACAAAAGAGGAAATTAAAACAGCTTTCGGTAGATCTACCGATATAGGTGATGCAATGATGATGAGGATGTATTTTATTGTTAACCCAGAAATAGTTTATGGATTTGTATCTCCAAAAAAGGTAATATCAAAAGAGGAAGAGGAAGCTGAAAAAAAAGAAAGAGAGAAAGAAAAAGGAGAATTTGAAAAACAAGTCAAGGAAGGAAAAATAGCAATGGCTCCAACACAAAAAGGAAATGTCTGAATCCCATAAACAACAATATTTAAATAAATAAAGATATTAATATAATTATCCTATTCCCATTTCATATTCATGGCAAGAACATTAAAAAATTTATTTGGATTAATAAAAGAGAAAACAGTTCCTCAAATAGACCCAATAATAGAAACAACCAGAGATGGACTGCCAAAAGCTTACATTCCTAAATTTCTATATAAACCACCATTTGGATATCCAAGATTTGTTGATCTTCCAAACATCAGAAGATTAGCAAGCACGCCTTATGTTGATATGTGCATAACTACAATTGTCGACGAACTATCCTCTATCCCTTGGGATGTAGTTGTAAAAGAAGGGATTGAACCAACAGCCCAGCATGAAGAACAAATCAAGCATGTGAAAATTTTTTATGAAAATCCAAACACAAATAAGGAAAGTTTTGATGAGCTCAGAAGAAGATATTTAAGAGATTTATTGGAAGTTGATGCCGGAGTAATTAACAAGATTTTCAATCTGGGGGGAGAGATGGTTGAGATGGTGGCAAGAGATGGTACAACATTCACAAAAAACCCAGACATCTTTGGAATGATGACAGATCGTGATGACATAATCCAGGATTCTAATATTGCTGCAACTTCTAAAGAGGCAAGATTAATGGAGCCAGGATGGATTAATGCAGTGGATGCAAGAGAGAAAGCAGCATATTTTCAGTATGGATGGATTACAGGAGCCAGACCAGTGCCTTTCGGAAAAAAAGAAATAGTCTGGATGGAGAGACATCCAAGAACAGATTCTATTTATGGGAGATCGCCAGTAGAAGTTTTAGCAAGAACAATTCAGACTCTTATTTATTCAGAAGAGCAAAATCTCGAGTATTATAATGATAATTCAATCCCAAAAGGAGTTTTAGGATTAGAGGGCCTAGACACAGAAGGATTAAAAGGATTTAGAGAACAATGGAAGGAACAGCAAAGAAAGAAAGACAGCGCAGGAAATTGGAAAAAGGATTTTTTTAATATTCCTATTGTTGGGAACGTACCAACATTCACAAGATTACAATTTTCAAATGCAGAATTAGAATTATTAGAAGGGCAAAAATGGTGGGCTAAACTGGTTTGGGCTTGCTTTGGGGTTACTGCTACAGAGTTAGGATACACAGAAGACGCAAAAGGAATGGCTAATCAAATCGTGCAATCTAATATTTTTAGAAAGAGAGCAATAAACCCAATTTTGAGATTAGAGGAATATAAACATAACCATGAGATCCTAAATGAATTTGAATATCCGGACTTGGAATTTAAATTTTTAATGTTTGACGTCGAAGAAGAAACAAAAAAAGCAAATCTATACAAATTACAGATAGATGCAGGGACAAGGACAGTCAACGAGATAAGATTAAATGAGGGAATGGAAGAAGTAGAATGGGGTGATGATGATCCTAAAAGAAATCAAGGTAATAATTTTAGTTTTGGAGATCCTAAAAACCCTGAAGATGCTGAACAGGATAGATTAGAAAAAGAAAGTAGCATGAGTTCTGAAAAAAAAAAGATAGATAATAAGTCAATAGATCTTAAATTTAAATATGTAAGGCGTACTGGAAGTCCAGGAAATTATACTTATTGGTACAAGGATCCTACTGGAAAATTAGTTAGTGGGAAAAAACCTAATGATAAACTCAAAAAATATAAAGAGGGATTTAAAAAAACAGATAATGAATTTTTAGATATGGAACATTTTATTGATGTTATTACAGAAGATGCAGATAAAATTGGATTATTTGAAAAAATGGTTGGAAAAATAGGAAATGAAGAAGTATACATGGTTATTGAAGAATGGAATAAAGGATGTTTAGAAAGTAGAAATGCAGGAAAAACAAATCCAAGGAATATTAAACAGGAATATTTAGAATTTATGAAAGAAGAATCAGGATTAAAAAATCCAGATGAACATGGATATATAGAAAATGCCGAAGATGGAGATTTTGGGGTTTCTTATATTATTCAAAAAGTAGATAAAAAAGAAACAAAGGCATTAACAACTTCTAATCCATTAATACCTCAAGAGAATGAAGTATTTGATTATGAAAAATTAGAAGAAAGTATTATTTATTTATTGAAGATAAGTGAAGATAAAATTAAGGGATTAATAAAAAAAG